TTATGGTTCAGCGGCTTTAGGTCTAATTGGTGCAAGTTTGGTTCTTAGTGGAGTTAGTGGGATGTTATTTCCAGTTCCAAAAATGCCTGAATTTTCAAGTGAACAAGACCCGCGTTTATCATTTAGCTTTTCAGGAACGCAACAGACTAGCCGAGCCGGGACACCCGTTCCGATTGTATATGGAGAAATTTTTACAGGTTCCGTTGTTATTTCTGGCGGTATTGATACGGAGCAAGTTCAGGTATGACTGATAAAAGAAAAATTATTCGCGGTTCAGGAGGTAGTCCAAGTCCGCCGCCGCCAAGACAACCCACAAGAACCCCTGATACGCTTCACAGTAAACAATTTGCGACTTTTCTTGACCTTATATCAGAAGGAGAAATTGAAGGTTCTGCAACCGCTTCAAAAGAAGGTATTACAGACCGCACTTCAGCGGCATATACAAATGCGTATTTAAAAGACGTTTTTCTTAACGATACGCCGATTTTAAAAGCGACAGCCAGTTCAACAAGTCCAGAAACAACAGATTTTAATTTTCAAAATGTAACTTTTACGCCGCGTTTCGGCACAGCCGATCAAACAAAAATTTCTGGAATTGAAAGTTCTTCTTCAATAACGCCTGTCGGGGTTACAGTTACAGCAGATACACCTGTTACAAGACAAATTACAAATACAAATGTTAATCGAATAAAAGTAACAATTACATTTCCACAAATACAAAAAGCAACAAATGACGGCGATCTTTTGGGTTCAACTGTCGAATACAAAATCAGCGTCCAATATAATTCAGGAGGTTTTACTGATGTTATAACTTCTGCAAATGGCGGCAAAGTGACAGGACGAACCGCTGACGCTTATCAAAGAGATCATTCTGTAGAAATAACAGGTGCTTTTCCTGTTGACATAAGAGTTTCAAGAGTTACAGCAGATTCAACAGATACTTCATTAATAGACGCTTTTCAATTCACAAGTTTTGCTGAAATCATTGACGATGCAAGCACTTATGCAAACTCAGCATATAACGCAATTAGGCTTGATTCTCAACAGTTCAGTTCTATCCCCCGCCGGAAATTCCGTATTCGCGGTATCAAAGTAAGGATTCCGGGCGCTGGCGCATCAAGTTCAGGTACGCCAACTGTTGATTCTGCAACAGGCCGTATTGTTTATCCTGACGGATATATTTTTAACGGAGTTATGGGGGCTGCGGTTTGGTGTTCATGCCCTTCGATGATCTTGCTTGACCTTTTGACAACTGAGAGGTACGGATTCGGAACACATATTGCAGATGCAAACCTTGATTTATTTTCTTTTGTAACCGCATCAAAATTTGCAAATACCCTTGTTGATGATGGCTTTGGCGGACAGGAAGCCAGATTTTCTTGTAATGTCAACATTCAATCATCAAGCGAAGCATTTGACCTTATAAATGAACTTGCGGGTGTCATGCGTTGTATGCCGATTTGGTCAACTGGCTCTATATTATTGGCTCAAGATTCCCCAAAAGATTCTTCGTTCCTTTTCTCACTTGCCAATATTTCAAGTGATGGTTTCAATTATTCTGGTTCAAGTTTGAAGCAAAGACATTCTGTAATATCTGTTTCATATTTCAATATGGATTCGCAAGAAATAGATTATGAAGTTTTTGAAAATACTGATATTTCATCAAAAATTGGAACTGTTGTCAAACAGGTAAAAGCATTTGGCTGCACTTCAAGGGGTCAAGCGCTCAGATTGGCAAAGGCAATTGCATTTTCGGAAGCTAATGAATCTGAATTAGTGACATTTACGACATCAATGGAAGGCGGCTTGATGGTCAGGCCGGGCGCTGTCATAAGTATCAATGATCCTGTCCGCGCAGGCGTTAGAAGATCAGGAAGGCTTGCAAGCGTTACTTCAACAACTGTTGTTACAGTAGATGATACAAACGCAACAGATTTTGCGGTTGATAGTTCTGGAAATCCTGTTGGTGATGCAACCTTATCTTTGATTTTGCCAGATGGTTCTGTCGAAGAAAAAACAATTTCAAGCATTTCAAACGGAACTATCACTGTAAGTTCTGCATTTTCTCAAACACCGAATGTTAACACTATTTGGTTAATATCAAACGTCACTGTTGAACCTCAAAAATTCAGAGTAATTACTGTTGAAGAAACAGATTCGGTAAATTATACGATTACAGCTTTATCTTACATAAATGAAAAATACGCTTTTATTGAAGACGGTGAATCATTACCCGCAAGAAATGTTTCGATAATAAACGAACTTACAAGTCCGCCAAGTGGATTAATCGCTGTTGAAACTATTGTGCCGATAAATAATCAAGCCGTATCAAAAATTGTTATTAGTTGGCAACCTATAAACGGAGTTATTGAATATCAAGTTAATTACAGATATGAAAACGGAAATTTTGTAACAGAAAAAGTATCAAGACCTGATTTTGAAATATTAAATAGTCAGCTTGGAACTTATGAAATACAGGTTTTTAGTTATAACGTACAGGCGCAACTTTCAGCAACTTCAACCGATTTAACATTTGAAGCTGTAGGTAAAACAGCGTTGCCCCAAGATGTTACAAATCTAAGAATAGAACCAATATCAGATCAGTTTGTGCGACTTAGGTTTGATAAGGCAACGGATGTTGACGTGGTGCATGGCGGAAACGTGGTCGTCAGGGCGTCAAATATTGCAGATGGTACAGCAACTTTTACAAATTCTGTTGATGTTATACCCGCTTTGCCGGGTAACGTCAGCGAATCAATTGTTCCAAATATTGTTACGGGCGAATATATTTTAAAATTTCGTGATGATGGCGGAAGACTAAGTTCTGGGGAAACTTCTGTCATAGTAAACAGCCCTGACCCTTTTCCAAAACTAACTGTTTTAACAGATAGAGAAGATACAGATGCGACACCTTTTGCGGGAACAAAAGTTGATTGTTTCTTTTCTGATGATGTCAATGGTCTTGTTCTTGGTTCACTTGATGAATTAGATGGTGTAAGTGATTTTGATGCTATAGCTGATTTTGATTTTCTTGGTGCTGTTGATATTACTGGCGGCTCTTATGAA